TGGGCGAAGCATCCAGTGATTATCTACCCAAATGTTTATGTTCTTCATTATCGACCTTCCAGTTCGTTTGAAATTGATTCAAGTTCTTTTACAGCGGCGTTGACAGCCTCTTTGTAGGTTTTTGACTCGGGGTCTGCGCGTTTGAGGCGGCGAATGACGCTTTGGATTCTCACAGCAGGGCTAACAGCTTCACTAAGAAGGTTTTGAACCTCTTCTTTAACCATTTCTTGTAGCTTTACTTTGTCCAGTTTATTTTTATTCCCTCATCGTCAAATACTTGACAGAGTATGTAACTTGTCCCAGAACTTAGACACCCTAATAAAATAGGTGTTACGAAGTTTGGTTCAAATGTAAATAGTGGTGTAAAAGGAGAAATGACGCAAAGAAAAACACCAACCCAGAAGCCCATACACATTGAACATTGGAAGAGTTCTCCAAGTTTTCCTTTTGTGGGTCTGATTGGTTTTAGTATTGAGCCATATATAAGGATTTGTGTTAGCCCGTAGGCTACCAAAATAAAATAAATAAGTTCCATTATAGTCTGTAAACAAGTGGTGTGACTTGAGTTTTCTTATCAAGAACTCCTTTGTCTTCCTCTTGAGGAACTTCGCCCAACTCGGTAGAATCTTCTAACGGTGGGTCAAGGAGATATTCTTCGTATTCGTCCTGATAATACTCGTCGTATACTTCTAAGGATTCTTTTTCTAGGAACTCACCAATGTGAAAGGTTACAAGTTGTAGCAATGACCTTTCTTCTTTTGGCTCTAAAAGTGTGGCTTGCAGAGAAGCATAAATGTTGCCACCCTGTATTGAGTTGAACGAAACCAATCCCGACTCTGCTAAATAATTGAGTAGACGCTTCATAGCCGCATAAGCATCATCAGTGTAGTTGCCGTCCTTCGCAAAAGTTAGAACTGTCTTTTTATCTCCACTCACTGAAATGTTTATGTGAGGGTGTGAAAAGAAAAGAAGACTTCCGTCCAAAGCTTTTTTTACGGGAATCTTTCTTGTAACTTTTTGTTTCTCGGCTTGTCGTCCGACTTTTATTTTAATCGTCATTGGATTGAATCTCGCTAACCAACTTTTGAATCTTCATAACTTCTATGATTGTTTCTTCGGTTGGCTTGTTGTTTTTCATTTCATCGAGAATCGAAATAATCTTTTTTGTGTTCTCGGACATTAGTTTGTCTTCTTTGATTTCTTCTACGTTCAAGCCTTCATTAAGCGCCTGACGCAATCTGCCGATCTCCTCGTTTAGATAAACCATCATTTGTGTTTTATCGTTGATAAACAAACTGAGAACTTTCTTTTGCTCTGAGAGTAATGAGGAATATTCTTTGTTGAAGACCTTCACATACTGCCCAAAGGTAAAATCGTCAACCCCTTTCTTTTGTTTTATTTCTTTGGTTACTGAAGTCATATTAGAAACCAAGTTGTTTTCCAATAAAACTCTTGACTTTGCGGGGGTATCGTCATTGAATAACTGTGCGATTGTAGCAAGCATTCTATAGTTTGGAACAAAGTTGTTGTAAACCTTTGGTGAGATTGTTTTGTTTACCTCGGAGATAAGAAATGACTGTCTCTTGAATAATTCTTTTTTATCTAGAGTGCGATACTCATTACGGCACTCAACAATAATCTTTGTAGCGGTAAACTGGTCTACTTCTTTTGTTTCGTAAATGCTTTTGTATACCTGTAGTTCTTTGTAAAGAGGTGAACCTTTGGCGAAGTGTTCTTTTATAACGCCCAAAATCTTTGCTTTTTTCTTGTTGTCTCCGCGCACTGCTGCTTTGGTCATTTCACGAACCAGAGCCTCAAACAAGAATGCTGTGTTTCTTTTTTTATTGTGTCTTGCTTTCATTCACCTTCTCCAAACTTTCTATTAGTTTTTCGATTTCTCTACTGGAGTTAAAAATCTTTGATTCCACTCCTTCGTAAATAGTTTTATTCTCAGCAAAAACATAGCCCTTGCCGAGTTTATTCAACTCTTCCGCGCCTGTGGCACGGGCTGTGGTGCGCTGACCACCAACAGGGTTGGCAATGGCAGAGTTGTGGCGCTTCTTTGCACCTTCGCTTCTGCGGTCTGTTTTTACTGGTTGATACATTTTACCTTTGGACTTATTGGTGGTTGTCATTCCGTCTTTAAAGGTATAGTGAATAGTGTCTTCATCAGCTTCTGTGAGTTCTTCATCACCAGGAGTTGCCAAGAGGGGGCTTTCTTCTTCTGCTCCACCGGCTTCTTCTTCTCCACCAAGGTCGAGGTCTTCACCTTCATCACCCAAGTCAAGTTCATCACCGCCACCAAGGTCGAGCCCACCGGCATCACCACCTTCCTCTGGTGCTTGACCAGCGGCTTCCATTGCTGCTCTGAACTTCGCATCATAGAACATTTCCTCTTCATTTTTGATGAACTCCTCGTCGGTCATATTGAATAGACGTGTAGCAATCCAACGTCGAGAAACATATCCTTCCGTTGCGGCTGATGCAACAGAGAACTTCTTCTCCCAATGCTCTAGCTCTTGTAGTTCGGCAATCTTGCTTGGGTTGTTTAGCTTGAGCTTGAAGGACAAAAGGTCTTCGCCTCTGTATCCCAAAACATAAAGGTGAACCAAACAAATCTTTTCCAACTCAGAAACAACTGAACGCTGTAGCCTTTGGATTGTTCTAGCAAAGCGAATGTCTTTCTGGGCTAGAGTTGTTTTATCTTCCTCTGCGCCTTCACCACGGGCTAGGTAAGAACGTGGAATTTTAAGAGCGGAGAACAGTTTGTCACGGAGGTAGTTCACGTCGTCAATGTCGCCTGTGAAAGCACCACCGGGAAGATTCTCAATACGAGAACTTTGTCCACCACGAACAGGAATGTAATAATCCTCATCGATGGACATTGGGTTATAACGCAAGTCAACGCGACCTGTGTCGGGGTCAAGAACCTGATTTCTTTTTAGAGTGGTCTTGACTCGCTCCATGTATTGTTCTACATCTTCAGGGGCAATGTTACCAACGTCAATGTAAAAAATTCTTCTCTCGGGCGAACGAACAATACGGTAAGCCATCATTGCGTCTTCTAGAAGGGTAAGTTGACGCCAGATTCTACGAGCAGGTTCTAACACAGATGTTCCGTATGGAGCATACTTGTCGTTGCCCAAAATACGAAAGTTAGCCACTTGCCAGTTCTCAAATGTCATTCCACCGGAGTTCCATTGAAACTGAACGTAGTTGGGGTTTGTTTTATCCTCGCCTTCTAATCTCTCGATTTCTTGAGGAGGAAGAGCCAAAACAGATTTTATGCCAATCTTCTCGTCAACATCAAGATAAAGATAGTAATCTCCGTTCTTGCACATTCCTCTTGTCCAACCATAAAGGTTGTATTCAATGCCCAACACCTCATAAAGAAGCGTTCGGATTGTTGACCGAATCTCATCATTATGACAAAGAATGTGGAGCATTGGCTGTAGGTCAGAGAATGTGGTCATCTCATCAGCGTAAATGTCCAGAGTTGAAGCAATCTCTGGTGTGTATTCCATTTGCTCAAAGTCAAGGTATCGCTCTAGCCTGTTTTGTGCTGAGTAATACTTTGCGCTGTAGTTATCATAAATATTGTAAGACGACTTCTTGAACTGCTTGCCAGAAAGTGACGTAAACTTTGTGCCGTATTTGTCAAGCTGTGAGCGTCTAAATTTATTTTGTTTTTGGGCATCATGGTTTACAATAGGACCAGAAAACAATCTGGTCAACATTTTGTAAAGCGGTGATGCGGTATTTCTTGGATTTTTTGGTTCTGCCATTATTTTATCCTTTCAACAGCGCTGGATACTGAAGTTGTATATACGCTTGTGATTCCTTGTGTTTATTTGGGGAGAATGAATCTTGAACTTGCTTGTAGCCCTTCATTCCCGGTATTCTTGTGTCGAACATTCCATTTGAAATGCTTATTGAAGAAATCATTGCTTTGTTATATTCTTGGTCTCGCTTGTTTACCACCAAAGCAGTGTCTCTTACCCAACAAGAAATGGCAGTTGACATAACCAAGTCGTCATTATAACTTCTTTGTGCTTCTGCTCTGCCATTATTCCAAATAAAAGTTGTCATTTCATTATAAAGTCTTTGTGAGTTTATTTTAATTAGTTTATTCCTCACAAACTCTTCCAGTTTCGCTATAATGAGCGGTCTGGTCTTTGGAGTCGTGGAAAATCCAATGATAGAGTTGCTTACAGCCTCTGCTTGAAGCCTATCGACGTATTGATGAGTGCCTTTTATGGAATAATAGAGGTTTGGGTGCTGCATTTCCCTTAATTTTTCCAAAACTGCAATGCCAAGCGAGTTATTTTCGACAACCGTAAGGCAAAAACCGTATTCTTTGGACGCATTGTAGATAATATGCGAATAATCGTCCAAACTTGGCTTTCCTTGGTATTCTGCGACCTGTTCAAAGGTGTCAAGACGCCAAAGATGGAACGCAGAGTGGTCTTTTCCGTCTCCGCGAGCCACGTCAGCCACTAAAAGGTATTCTGCGCCTTCTTGGAAGGCTTCCCAAATCCAAAAGTTGCGATCAATGCCTGTTTTATGGGTTGGATCTCTCAATCCTGCCTTTATTTTCTCCATATCGTCGGGATGAAAGACACCTTCACCTGATTGGTTAAAGGAACACTCCAACTCTTGGGCGATTTCACGGCGAGACATATTGCGGGTTTCTTTTTCAAACCACTCTCGGTCTCTATCTGGGTGAACTGACCAAGGAAGGCTGATAGAGTTGAAGTCGTTCTTACCTTCTTCTGCCTCTGTGTATGTTTTGTGAAACCAGTTACCGACACCATTGGGTGATGAGAGCGCAATACAGCGACCACCTGTGGATAGTGTTGGGTAAAGACCAGCCCACATCTCATCCATACCTTCGACAAACGCTGCCTCGTCTACTACGAGTAATGTCAAGGCTTCTGAACGACCAGCGTCACCTGATGTGGATGAAGCTTTGATTTGTGAGCCGTTAGCCAACTCAAAAGAAGTTCTGTTGTCAATAACAATTTTAGAAATCATCATCCAATCGGGAAGATTTTTAAAAATATACTTGACTTTCTTGACCAAGTTTGTTGCAGTGCTTAGTTTTGTTGCAACAACCAAAACATTCTTTTCCCTGTGGAACAAAAGCATCCAAGCAATGTATGCTGCGGCTGATGAGGATAAACCCAACTGTCGAGCTTTGTTGATTACGTTGAAACGGTAATCGTTGAAGTCCCTGATTACGTCTTCTTGAAAAGGATAAAGACGAAAAGGAATAACCCCTTTCATTGGGTGAGAGATTTTACAATAGTTTTTAATAAAATAAACGGGGTCTTTACCCGATTTTAGGATTTCTTGAAGTCTCTGTTGTTTGTTTAACTGATAAGACATTAAGCATTTTTAGGTCGGGTGTCATTCTTTGGACGCTTGCCAAAACCACCCTGCTCCAAGAACTTCTTGTAGGTATCAGCCATCTCGCGCTTGTTTACTTCTGCACCAGTTGCAGCTACAACATCAGAGAGACCGCCAATCTTGTAAGAGCGAACTGCGTGAACAAGTGTGCGATAACGTGAAACATATTCTACGTCAATTTTTGCACCATCGCCTTCGGCTGTGAGAGTGATTGACTTGCCAGCTACAGCACGGTAGTTTTTCTTTAGCTGGTTGACCACCTTTTGAATCATGTCGTCCATTTCATTTTGGAAGCCGTTGATACCGTCTTTGTAAACTTGCTTAAGAACAATCTCTGCCTCGTAAGATACAATGGCTTTGTCTCCAGCAAATCTAACCTTTGCTGCATCAATATATTTTCTATTTGTATCGGGAAGTTCATCTCTTTTTAGCCCCATATTAATAGGTTCACCTTTATCGTCAACAGCGCCATCATAAAGATTGCCTGCTGCAACTGATAGATCCTTTAAAACTTCAAAATCTTCTTTAGCCATTGTTTGGTCTCCAACCTTGCTTCCAGCGCTCTTCGCGACCTTCCACATATTTTATATAGCAAGTCTCGCAACAATCCCACCGTAAAACATAAATCTCATCTCGGGAATGAAGATTGTATTTTTTACAAGTGGGGCAAGAAGCATTCCCGCTCTTCATAAGTAGTTTTTTGCTCAATAAAACACCATCCTTGTTTATTTTCTCTTGGTGGGCTTCTTGAGCAAAGTGTTTTTCGTTTATTTTTTTTAGTTCTCGGAGATATTCTTCTTCTTTTTCTTTGTCCCAACCAGAGCGGGGGTTGTGGATTCCTTTGTCTCCGTATTTTTCTTTTATCGCTTTCTCAACCTTTGCAACGTAGTTTTGGTCTTTTTTCATTTTGCCGCCTGTGCTGCTGCGTAAAAAATGCCGATTGATAATCCTACACCGGCTACAAAGCCTCCTACAAACCAATACTTGCTGTAATCAGGCTTTTTTAGTTTTTCTATTGTTTTAACCAATCGTTCGTTTTCATTTATTTTTATTTTCATCAACTG